GGTAATACTAGATAATATGAACGCCTAAGGTATTAGATACCTAATTCAGCATATAGCTTATCAATATCATTGTCAAAAGGATCCTTCTTCTGAGTATCAGCAGACATTATCTTTTGAACGTCCTCTCTAACGATTGCCTTGACTTCTGAATTAGCGAAGTCTTCGGCGGCTTTTTGTTTTGTTGAAGTTATGACCCCAAAGTCATCTAAAATAGACGCCTTAGGCACGGGTGAATCCAATCCAAGAGTCGCTTCGATGTTCAGATCAACCTGTCCTTGGACGAGCATATCATTGAACCGCATGTGTTCATAATCAATATTCATTAACCAAGTATCGGTACGACCTGCAAAACGGTTCTTAGTAATCTTACAGACAATTTCCTTTCTTTCCTTCATTTCTTCGTTTTGAAGTAAGAACATCAAAAAGTCAGCAGTCATTACCGTTCCCATAGAATCGGATACGTTCGAGTTATCCGCTTCATCAATGTTGTTCGTTGCCGAACGGTTCAATTGAGAAGCTGAGATAATAGGTACATCCATCTTTTTTGCAGAAGCTCTGGTTTCTTCAGCAATAGATTTGATATAACTATACAGTCCAGCTGATGGGCTCAGCAGATCTGATTTCATAATGCCAAGATAGTCAACAAAGACTGCGTCAAACTTAATGTTTTTCTCAATCCTAAATGATTCTACCAAGGCTTCCAACATAAGTGGACTAAATGAGCCTGACGGATAATCCTTAACATAGAACTTGCCACATGTACCAGAAGTTTTCATTTTCTGATATGCGCTAAGAACCATTTCTTTTGTTACGATTGGTCTATCAAGTTTAGCTAGTTCACCTGCTGTCTTATTCAAATCCAACAAACTATTGATTGGTAAATCCATAGCGTTAGCGTGAACACGTTTCATGATCTCTTTGTCAGCCATTTCTAAAGAGACCAATAAAATATTTTTGTTATCTTTAATCATACCAGAAATCAAGTCTGTCATCATCAAAGATTTACCTACACCGGATGCAGCGAGGATAATTGACAAAGTACCAGGTAAGAAACCTGGGCCAAGTCGTTTGTTCAATTCATTATGCTGTGTGCGAACACCAATCATTCGTTCGCTATAATATTGAATCATTTGTTCAATATCATCAAAGTCTAAACCAAGATCAGTATCAATACTAATCTTTGCACGCTCATCCATAATCTTTTGAGCTTTAAGCTTTAGATTATCGTCCTTCTTCATCAGACCATCTGAACCAACTTGGAGAGCTTCCATGTACATTGCATCTTTAACCCAAGACACAGTCTCGTCACAGAGAAATTCAATGTTTTGTACTTCTTCTGTCGAACTTACGGTCTGCAAAGATTTGATTACTTCAGCACGAATCTCTGCATTTGAAACGTTCTTAACTTTGGCTACAAGTTCAGTCAATGATGGGATGCTGCGGTATTCACCATAGTACTCTTGCACCAAGTTAAATAGTTCTTGGTTACCGATGTCAACAAAATATTTTTTCTTGAGGATGGGCATAACTTTACCAAAGAACTCGCCGTTATGGGTAAGCTTCTTCAGTAAAATTGGTTCAAATACATTCATTAATTATTCCTAGCACTGTTTACGCGATTTCTATAATTATAACATTGCACCGTTTAAATAAACATTTCAGGATTATCAAGTTTAGCAATTTTTACTTGATCAGTAACAACAAAAATATCTGAACTATGACGGTTACATTCGCTCTTTAGATCTTTGCCGTATTTGCAGGTTACACTCTTTGGCATCAGCCTTGTAACTTTGCCAATATGCAGGCCGGATGAATTTGGTGGATTGAACGCAATCCAATCACCGATCTCAATTTCTTGATACATACAATCAATTGTCATATAAACTCCTCAGGCGCTAAATTTTTGATAATTTCTTTGAACTTTTCTTCGTCAATGCCATAATATGTCTGAAGATATGTATTGAATGTTTGTTTGAAATATATTTGCATCTTACATTCAAAGTCACGCTCTTCTACTAAATGTGCGTTACTCCCGTTCATTGATAATTGAATCATATTCGTCCTTTATTTACTGGTACTTTGAATTTTGATTTAATATCTTTAATACAAGTATCACAAATATCAAATGACCATGTTTCCCCATCATTTTCAGACCCATAACTGAATTCAATATCAACGGGTGTGATGTCGGTACAGTCAGGGTGCTTTGCTACTTTACCACAGCAATTACAAATGATCTTTGGGATTAATTTTTCGGGGTGTTTAGTTACGCTCTTTGTTGTTCTCATTACAGATCCGTCCAATTGCTTCAGTAACTTTTTTAACTTCAGTCATGATAGCATTAAAATCAACCTGTCCTTGAACTTTATAAGTGAAGGCATGCATATGACCGATGTTCTCGTTACCAGTCAATTCTAATCTAAGTTTGTTTAATTGTTGCGGTGTAACTGGTGCATCTTGATTAATACGTACCTTTACGATTCCGTAAGAGTTAACACCAATCACGAAGTTTTTGCCTTGGCGCATTTCTTTAATCATGATTTGATTAAACCAATCATTCACAAAACAAACTGTTGTATTGCCAGCACGGTGAATGAGGTTGCGCTTTTCGTAACTTTCCATTGTCTTCATATACTCAATGTGAGTCTTATTTACAATGTCAGTATAGTTTCGTGGTAGTGCGTAATTTCCACGAACAACTTCATCTTTGAACCATGCAATATCAACTTTCCAGAAGTATTCATTCAGGTCTTGGGCAGTATCAAAGTGAGTATTTTTATCTTGCCATAAGTCATACACATCAATTAGATATGTTAACTTGTCAAGGTTTTGATTCTTGCCAGTGTTGCCAAGATATTCATTACAGAGTTTAGTAGCACATTTGGTTTTGTCCCAAACTACTTTCATTTTTGGAAACTCATCCCAAAAGCCATCAGCATATAAGTGATGGTCAATATGAGTACAGTTTGGAAACGCTTCATAGATTCTACGTAACGATTCTTTGTTATCACTAAATGAAACATCAGGCATTACGATATGCGTATTGCCGTTTACTTTTTGGTGTTCAATGATTTGATCTGTTAGGTCAACAATGTTTGCATAATTAGTATGGAAGTACTTCTTTTTAACTGTTGGAAACTTAAACTCCAAGTTCAACATGCAACCCAACGCATCCAAATCATTGTGGGTAAATACGATTAGTTCATCACTCATTCTTCTACTCTTTCATAAGTCTTTTCAAAAATATCTGGTTTGCAAGCATAGAATTCGCCATGCACACCTTTAATAATCCAGTCACCTTCTGTGGCAACATGCTTGGCTTCACCACCTTCACCATCTTCTAATGTACCAATCCATGCCCAAGCTTTTGCACCCATGTGGCGCTCAGTGCCAAACTTCAATAGTTCGTCGCCACAAAATGCAATTAATGCTTCTAATCCTGCGACGTTATATTCAAATTTTAATGCTTCAATTACAACAGGTTTCTTTCTAAATCGTAGTACGGCCATATCATCCTTTCTTCTTTAATTCATATTCTGTGTACATATCCACAATGGACTTTAACTCTTCTTTCGATATCAAATCCATATATTCCTTAGCTTTCTCTTCACTAATGTTAAAGTGCAAAGCAACAAATTCTGCTTTCTTAAACTTATCAACAGTTTCACTCTTGGGATATGGGATGTACTTGATCTTGCCACCAAATGCTCTCTTAACCATGTAGTACTGATTTTCAATAGGAATGTCAGTATACAAGTTAATGGCATTTGCAGCAATAATTGCGTGTGGGGATCCACTTAACCAACGACAGAAAATATAAGACGGGATCTTTTGGATCTCTTCCGTGGTTGGTGTTTTTTTAGGATCTAACGCTGATGTTAATGTTTTGAACATTAGATACAATCTTCCGGGAATAGTTGTTTATATGCACCATATAATGCGGTTACGTTAATGCAGTCACGAGCGTACTTATCGGCTTTATTACCGCTTTCATTTATACACCTAAGATAATCTTTTCCGTCAATTTGTTTAACGACGGCCTTCATCATTGTTCCGCTTGCTGGGAATGCAATGGTGTCGCCAACTTTAACTGGTATTTCAAGATAATCTAATGCGCTCATAATTCGTTCCTTCGGATAATTGTAACACCAACTCTATTAATTTATGTTGACTTAAATATAGTTAATACACTGACTTCTGCTGCACCGTTTGTTAAAAGTACATCTGCTATATTCTTTGCGCTTGTGCCGGTTGTCATAATGTCATCAATCACAACAACTTTCTTACCTTCAAATTTTGCTAAAAGCGCGGGGTCTGTAATCTCAAACATGTTCTTAATGAACTTGCGGTGCATTGGTGAAAACATCTTAACTGACAAGTGATTCCTACGAATCGCTCGTTCAATTGTTGTCTCCATGCTTTTGATGATTGCATCAGTAATCTTTGGGTGATTACGATCAATCTCAACCTTTGAAATATCTGGTTGTTTCTTAAAAGAATCTACATACACATCAACGTGTATACGATCTTTGATTCGTTTAACAAACTCTTTAGTCAAATCTGACGATGAAATTGGCGACACAATGATGTCAGCGCCCAAATCACGTAGAACACGAGCAGCATAAATTGCTGACCTTGATAAGAATGCATCACCTTCACCAGTTTTAAAGTTAGCAGTCTTTAGTGCAGCCATCACCTGGTTTGCTTCATTACCCTTGGCGCTGTACAAGCTGTAAGAAATTAAATCTTCTTCAATTTCTTTTTTAAATGGCTTTAGGTTTTTACCTTTGCCGAATGTTGTTAGGAAGTCAGATGCAATGTTCTGATCATGTATAAAATCTTTAAAACTCATTATTAAGCCCAAGCTGTGGTTGAATGTAATTTATCACATAGGTTGGTAAACCAGCCTTACGAGATATGTTTATCATGTGTTTACTCCCACGAGATATGCCGTCCCAAAAGATTAATGTATCGGTGCCGTACTTGGCCATCTGTTCATTACGAATAAAGCCAGCACGCTTACCATACAATTTCCAATCAGCTGGAAACTCTTTAACAGGAATGTTATGCTCTTCAGCAAAACGCTTACCTAGCAAATCTGCCCCTCTTGCCATCCCACACACGACCTCTTCAATACTATTTATCAAGTTGCTATCTTTCAGCACTTTGACCAAATAGTCGTAATCGGTGAATTCTCTAGAGCCAGCAATAATAAGTTTCATAAAGAAATTATAACACAGATTTTACCAATCATCCAGTTCAGCCGTTTCTTTCCTTAGATCATAATTTAGCGGAGCAACCATTAAATCTAAAGGTTTCAAAAATCCTTTTTCAAATTGAGTATCGTAATCAACGCAATTTGCTTTAAGAATTTCCTTTACGAAACCATCGTTGGTATAACCAATGATCTCAGTATTGAACACGTTTGGTGTCTGAAGGAAGATTCGTTTACATTTATCTCCAGCCTGGACTGGTGCGTACACGTCTTCTAGATTGTTTTGCTTAATGTAATGATTATGCATGATGGCAGCACGGGAACCAAACGGCGTACCTTTTTCACCAATCTTATAATCAATGCGAGACACGCCACCTACGCCAGCAATCTGATTTAGGTTTACTTTTGTGAACTCATTCTTGATTGATTTAATCCAATCACGTAAATCATTTTCATTCTTGTCAAGAATATGTGGAATTGCTTCTTTCAGATATTTCTTAGACCAAGGAGGTGTACTTGACTTAATGATTTCTAAGCCCATGACTTTAATCTTTGGCGCATCATCAGGGTAACGTGTACCTTCTGAATCACGAACACGTGCATAATATTTTTTCTTTGCAGTAAATACAGCCGTGTCAGCAATAATTTCTCGTTCAGCGCCGATCTTATCTTTGTTGTACGCATTCAGTTGAGCAGCAAACTCTTCAATAGTTTTTTCAATAACTGGTTGAATTACTTTCTTTTCAAACTTGTCTGCGAATTCAACATAGTCATTAATTGGCAAGCCAGGATTTTGCTGAATGTATTTTTCGATAAACGGTTCAAGATGGTAGTACACAGAGTCGGTATCACCATAAATGATGTACGGTTTTTCTTGTGCCAACAATTTCTGTAAAGCGTCTTCAATGTTGATAGCCAACTTCTGAATGAAGTATCGACCATTACCAGTAATCGCTGCGGCCATCAACTCATTGAACAGAGGGAACCACTTATTAGCCATAGCGCCATAAAGCGAGTTAATCATTGTCTTTTCAACAAGTTGGCGGGTGTTATAAAGTGATTCGCCTTCTTCAGCCTGTGAAAGAAGAATGTTCAATTCCTCTATAGACAAAGCGCGTAGTTCATCTTCTGTATATGTAAGTACGTTTTTCATGATGTATTATACACCGCTTCTTTTTAAAACACCGAGCACAATTTTTGTCACGTCTGCTTCATACTTTTGTTTGGAACATGGCCGACAAAATTTTGATAATTCTGTTGGTTGTTCTTTATCCCAAAATGATGAAAGGCGTTTCTCACGTTTACAGCATGGGCAAACTTTTGTATTTTCCGTGATGTAACGATGACGCTCCATCGGCCCCATATTTTTGATACTTTTAGCCATGTCTTTCCTTTAGAATTTCTTTGATAAGAATCTTACGTTGTTCAAATTGGAACATCGTCTTTTTTGCGGATTTACGTGAGTCGTAAATTTCTTGAACCATTTCTGGTACCATACCAAGCTTTTCTTTACTAAACACTGCACCGTTGATACCAAGTGTTAGATTATACAACTTAAGTAGATCTGTTGTTGTATCCCAAACTTCGTCAGATAGATGTAAACGATTTTCTTCGTTTTGATCATTAAAGTAAGTAAGAACAATATCACGAAGATCTGGTGGTAGCTTACTCTTTGGGATAAACGTTTCTGGACTCATGTTGAAACCAACCATACCAAGTAACGGGTACATGGAGTTTACGTCAGCTGATACCACCCATCTATGTTTGCCTGTGTTTGGATCACGAACATAACCACCAACGACATGCGGATCAGGAAACTCCTGACGCATTGGCATAACTTGCATGTTCTTAATAGAACGGTTAGAGATGTACTGTGACCAAGGTTTCACGGTACCCATTGAATCACCGATCTGTACACCCATCTTCTCGGCAATCATACTCATCAATACTGTGAAGTTCTGAGCTTCATCAATACGCTTAATTAGATATGTATCGGTTGCGCCGTAGTACACGAATTCCGAATGGGCAAGTTCTTTTACTTCATCCCAGTCACCAGCAATAGCTGCTTTATAGATCAAAGAATTTTTCTGTTCTTCTGTAGGTTCTTCAGGGATAATGTACTTACCTGTATAGAAGTCGTCAAAGCCAGCGTACTCAGAGTGTTGAACTTTGTTTTCGTTAAGTTCAAACTCTGCAACGGTGTCCAATGAATATGATGGCATTGGATGGAACGTGAACTTCTTGTACACGTCCATTAAGTCAATCCAAAAGTGACCATCTGCGTTGAACTTAAACTCCATCTTGCCTTGGAATTCACCTTCACTATATGATACTTTACCGTAGTTTGATAAGCGTGTAGTATCCATGCCTAGGTTCTTTAGGCGGTTATGAATGTATGGGAAGTCAAATCCTGAACCGTTCCATGCATACACGATCAATGGATCTAGTTTCTTATAGATGTTTAGGAATGTTTCTAATAGGTGGATTTCATCGGTGCACTTTACATACTTAACTTGATATTTAAATACATAAAGGCTTTGATGTTTCCATTCGCGAAGGCCAAGAATGAACATTGTCTTGACTTCTGAATCATAGAACTGCATCAGCGAGATGGGTTCTAATGCTTTTTCTGGGACTGGGAAACCAGTGCTGCATGTACCTACGCGTGTTTCAATGTCGAGATACCAGATGCGTGGAGATGCGTTATAACCACGCTCTTTGCCCCAATAGTTATCGCGGATATTGCGATACATTGGATCCAAGAAACCGTAGTGTTCACGGCCTTGTTTGGCGTTGCCTTGCTTCTTTTCTAACTTAATTGTTTCATCAAGAATGTATGTATAGATACCACGAGATGATGGCTCATACCATTCATACGGTAGATCAATCTGTTTCTTAACCGAACGATTTAATTGATCATCATACGCTCGTTCATAAAAATTGTAACCATCACGCCAAGTAGCTTCAAATAATTTCATACATATCCTTCAACAATCAATTATTATATCACCCGTTAAATTAACAACTCTGGGTGAGATTTCTTCAGTTCATTAATCAATTCTTCATTTCGTCTAAGTCGTTGGTATTCACTAATGAACTCCTGTGATTCTTTTTCTGATGCCTTCTCCCAACGGATATCCCAGTCTCCCGGGTATCCTGTTGGGTAGCGATTCTTCTTCATTAAAACCATTCCTAGGAATGTCTTTTTAAAGTAGAAGTTCATACGCATTATACACCGATTGTCTTAGCACGGCCAGCTTTTAGAACTTTACTAATACCGTCTTCTTTCAAGTACGGCATTGTAGCTGTTGTGATGCGTGTGTTCAATCGTTTTGCAATTTCAGAACCAAGTTCAGCTGGAAGAACTTCATGAGCTGTAAAAAGAGCGTTGAAGTCTTCTTCATTTAGTTCATTATCTTTCCAGATATCTAGTGCTTCTTTCTTATCAAGATGTCGTAGTTCAAGAATATCAAATAAGCGACCTTTGCGAAGTAACGCACTATCAATGTCATCGTATTTCTGGTTAGTAGTAATGATGAATTTTGTTTTGTGCTTCTCAACGCCATCAGTGAATGACAAGAATTGGTTCAAAAAGTCATTTTTCTTTTGATCTTCAGAAGAAGTTACTTCAGAATCACGTTTAGTCAACATGTAATCCAAGTCATCGATGATACAGAAATCAGCATCATGTTTTTCGAGTTCACGCCAGAATTTATCATTAACCAACACGTCTGTACTCTTAACATACACGACGGTGATGAATTGATTATCTAATGCAGGATTCTCTTTAAGTTTATCGTAAGGTAATTTGTCTGGATTCTTAAATGCGTGCTTTAGAGCAAGCGTACTCATCTTTGATTTACCAAGACCAGGTTCGCCAACCAACAAGAGGATATTCTCTGAACCAGTGAAGAACTGATCAAACATAATCTGTGTATTGATGTATGGGTAGTACTTATCAGAGATATAGTTTAATTCCTCAAACTTGATTTGCTTGGTGTTATCATCAAGAATGTTGTTATTGATAAAGTACGAATGCATGAACAAATCAATTGACTCATCGGCATCTTCATATTTGATAACTGCTTGCCAAACGGCATTACAAATTTCTTCTGATTGACAGCACAATGTGCCATAAACATCAACAGAATTACCACGAACGTACATACGAATCTTGTCGCCAAGAAGCTTTTTGTACATACTGTTCTTGTTTCGGCTGTAATCGTATTCCTTAATGGAAGGATCAATTACCATCAAATCTTTAACAAATGATTTGAATTCGTGAGACTTTTGAGCAAAATCTTCAATTGGAAATAGAAAGCCTTCCTCAATATCACGCTGATATTGAACTGCTTCGTCAATTGTAATCTCGTCTGTTTGATGGGTAATCGTTAGTTGAGGTTTAATCATTTAGTTTCCTTTTTTCTTTGGCGGTTGAGCCTTTGGTTTTTGTTGTTCTTCTTTATAGGATTCAACGCCAACTTTCACCAACAAACCTAAGAGTGTTGCTAGTGAGATTGGCCAAAACAAACTTTGTACTACATCGTCCATTGTCGTTTGCTTGCCAAAATAACCAGCAAGCACAGCATTAACGATTAGAACGCAAAATGCGACAATAAAATAGAATGTAACTATTGATAAAATTTCCATTTATACTCCTTTTAATTTATGCACACGGCATTGACTTTAACTTTTGGGTAATTGTTGACGAATTTTACAAGTTCATCTGTATCGCCATCGGTAAATTTACACGCCGATGGTTCATATCGACACTTCTCATAACTATTTCCTTCACTATCTGATGCATAGATAACATCTACATCACCATGTTTTGCTAACAGCACTTCAAGTTTAGCAATGTACTCTTTCAGTTTCATGATTTCACCTTCATTAGTTCAGTTAGACATGCCGCCAAGTTTAGATTTTTGTCACGCACAGAATCAGACATATGCTGATACTTGGCAATAGTAATCACAACCGTTGGATAATGCTGTGGTTGGAAATACTTTGCTGCATTGTTGTACAAGAACGTGTACATGTTATCTGGGCCGTTGAGTTTGTTGACCTCGGTGATCATTTCAGTGTATGAATTAGGATTTACCCATTGCATAACTTTATCGAAAACGTTTACGTCGTCAAGTTCGCTTTCCGAGACTTTAAATTCTCCGTCTTTGGAGTACTTTTGCAAAGCGCCGACCATTGACCGTATGCGAGGATAGTAAGTATTAATAATAGGAACAAGCGCTTTCGGGTCATACTGAACTTTCTCATTTTCTAAAATAAACTTCAACCGA